GGGCTTGGCTGCATCATGGGCATGTTTGCCCGTGAAGTGCGGGCCTGCGCCGAAAAACTCGACAACTGAGCCTTAGAGCCTTGATATGAAAAAGGGCCCCGGATTTCCGGGGCCCTTTGCTTTGGGGTGAAGTTTATCCACCCACCGGGGTGCCGGTGGTGGAGCTGCCAGACTGCACACCCTTGTGGGTATGGCCGCGCAGGGAGACGGAACCAGCGGAAACGTCTGCATCGGGCACGGCTACGCCGCCCTGGCGCACGGTGAAGTCGCCGTAAAGCGTTGAGCTGCCGGGGCCGCCCTCATAGCCTTCTGTAGTGAGGATGCCCTGAATTTTGACAACAGGGGCCCGCAGCAAGATTTCCTGTGCGCTTTCGATGATGAGCTTGTCCGTGGCCTTGATGGTTTCCGTACCTTGCACAGTTACGCTGTCGGCGCCCTGCACGGTCAGGCTTCGGTTGCCCGCAATGCCGATCTGTCTGTTGCCCGTCACCTTGCTTGTGTGATCCTTGCCCACGGTTTCCTGCGCGGATCCTGCGGTGGAGTGGGTGGAATCGCCGCCTGCTGTGAGATTGAGCGCGCCCAGGCTGCCCAGGTCTGCCCGCAGGCCTGCCAGCAGGGTCAGCACGGTTCCGGCCTCGATGGTTTTGCAGCTGCCCACGCTTTCGGTACTGTGGGCGGCCACGCTGCGGCTTTCGTTGCCCAGGTCTGCGTTGTAGTTCTCGGCCTTGACCGTGCGGCCCAGTGAGTTCTCGTGTATGTCGGCGGTGGTTTCGCGCTGCCAGTTGCCCTGTGCATCCACGCGCTGAAAGCTGGTGGGGCTTTGCTGCATGAGTACCTCGCCGCGTTCCAACGCAGGCAGGCTCACGCCCAGGGGGAAAATTTGCCGGATGATGGGGTGATCCTGCCGGCCATAGGCAAAGCCCACGACCACAAGCGCGCCCTCCTCGGGAAAGCAGAACGTGCCACTCTCCTGGCCGCCGCCCACGCTCACGGGCAGCGGCACGGCGCTGTAGCGGGGAAAGCTGGCGTCCGGCTCCATATCCGGGCCCAGGATTTCCAGATCCACGGCATAGCGGGGGCGGAAACGCTCGCTGGTGGCCCCTTCGGTGGGGGCGTCGGCCACTGCCAGCACCCGGGCGTAGCGGTCTAGGTGCAGACCACCGGCCAGTTCCGGCAACAGCTCCATGACAATTTTTTTGATCATTTCGCGCATGGCTCGTCCTCAAAGCCCACGGTCATGCTGTGGCCAGAAAAGCGCACCAGGCGTATGCGCTGCCCGTTGAGCACCGCCCCCGGGCGCATGGTGGGCACGGCCGCAATTTTGCGGGCCGCGCTGCCGGCAGCGGTGAAAAACTCTTCAGAGATTGTGCCGGGCCTGTCTGGCCAGCGTGAATCTGTCCATGAGCCCACAAATATTTTGCCGTCGCCCTGGGCCTGCCAGTGGTAGTCGGCAATGCCGAAGATGTCGCCAGCGCAGGCCAGCCCGTGAAAGCCGCTGCCGTGCCCGTAAAATGCCGGAGCTTTGACCGTGGCGTACGGTTTTTCCGGCAAAATGAACTCTAGCCCCGTGGCAGCGGCATACGCGCCCAGCACGTCTTTAAGTGTGGCATGGCGTATGGCCAGCGGGATATTGCTATCCAGCCGGGCCGAAATTTCGCGGCAGAACAGGCGGCGCTGCTGGCCGTCCACCCGCACGGCGCGTTCAATGTCGCCCGTAAAAAACAGGGTCATGCCGTCTGAATGCGCCCAGCCAAGGGCGAACTGCACCATGCCCGTGAGCGCTTCCGCCTGGTCGTCCGTAGCGCGCACCTGAAACACCGCGCGCCCGGGGCGGTTGTAGTAGAGGGCCACGGTATCTTTGACCAAGCCGTATTCCTGCCCGGACACCATGAGCCTTTTACGTAGCCGCATGTCCTACCCCCACCAGTCGTTGAGCTTTTTGAGCCCGCGTTGGAACAGGTCCAGCTGCTCTTCCTCCGGTTCGGCCGCTGTGGCGGTGGCCCCTTCCGGCGCGGCGGCGGCGTCCACGTTGCCGCCATTACTCTGCTGGGCGCTGACAGCGGGCTTTTCCTCCCGCTCTTCGGCCCGTTCCGGTACGGACTTGTGCTCGGACAGCGCGAAACTGACCACCCACACGGCGAGGCCTTCCTGCGGGTCAATCTTCACGTCACCGGAAAAACGCCCCTGGCGCATACCCGCCGCGTTGGCTACCCTGTTCGTAATGGTAAACAGCCTGCCGTCGCCTTTACTTGTGGCTTCGGCCAGGGACATAAATTCAGTGAGTTTGTCTTCGTCCTTGAAGCGGATCTTGGTTTTGACCTCCAGCTTCTTGCCCTTCTTGCCCTTTTCCGCCTTGGACGTGCTGGAAGAATCGCCGCTGGCGTCCTCGTCTTTAATCGGCAGGGTCAGCGAGACGATCAGGCCGAAGCCGGGAACGGTGTAATCGTCGAGCAGCAAAAAGTCGGGCATGGTTAAAGTCCAAACAAATCTTTGTAGTAGGCCACCTGGGCCGCGCGGCCATACCAGCAAAGCACGGTGCAGCACTTGAAGCGCTCGTCCAGGGGCGGGGCAAGGCTGGCCAGCGCCCTGGCCGCCACGGCGGCGGCTCCGTCAATGTACACGCCGAACCATGCGGAAAGGTCAATTAGGGCTGAAAGCTCGTCGCCCACTGCCGCCAGGTCCTGCTGCGCCTTTTGCACCCTGGCCTGCTGCCGCTTTGCGAAACTGGCCAGAACGTCCGCAGGGGCTTTGGCCGAGGCCTCCAGGCCTTCAGCCTGCGCCACCATCGTATTCATGGCCTGGCTGCTGCGGCGCGACTGGGGCAACTGGCGCGGCGACACCTTGCCCCAGGGCGGATAGGACGGCGCTGCCGGCACAACAAATTTTGACTGCTCCAGATCTGCCACGCCCTTGGCCCGGCGTTGCAGCTTTTGCAGCTCTGGCAGGGGAAAAGCCTTATTGAGGCTGCCAAGCGCCCCCGCAAGGCTGGACTGATCCACGGCGGCGGTAAGCACCAGCACCAGGGCGGCGTCCATGTTTGTCACATCGTCAACGGTAAGCCCGCCCAGGCTTTGCGCCGTGAGCCGCAGGGCCTGCGCAGGGGTGAGCCATGCGGCCTCGCCCCTGCGGGAGCCGACGCCGTACTGATAGGGCGATACCTCAAGAAAGTGCGCCGCGCCTTCCAGAGTCGTGGCAAGGCCCTGGCGCAGCTCGTCGGCTGAAGGAAGCTCCGGCAGATCCGGCAGCGGCGGCAGGGATAGGTTGCCCAGATCTGCCAGCCCAGAGCTGATGCCCTGCCCCACGGCTGTGAGCGCACCGCCCACACGTTCGGCCATGTCGGCAATGTTGGTGGGCTGGTTGAGCCGTATGGGAGAAAAAGAAATACTCATGCCGCCCCCAGAGCGTTGAACATCTCCACCAAACTGCCCAGGCGTTTGCGGCCTTCTTCCGGCATAAGCGCATCGATGCCGCTAACAATTTCACGGGCAGCGGCGCTGGTGATAAATTCGTTGCAGTTCTCGACGAGGATCCAGCGCCGATTGCGGTAACATTTGGTGGCCAGAGCCAGCCCGCCCGTGTTGGCCGTGAGCCCTCTGCACACGCCGGGCAAGTACGTTTGCCAGCGCAGTAGCCCACTGGGGCCATCATCGTTCCAGGCTTGCCCGATGTGCGCAAAGATGTCGGCAATGGTTGTGCGCAGCCCCAGGCCCCATAAGCCACCGTCCTGGGTAAACAGGCAATGTTCGGCGGCTATGCGCCCGCCTCTGTGCGCCCATCCGCCGAATGCCCGCACGTCGAAGGCGCGGCCCCAGTTGTGGATCCAGCAGCGGCGCATGGTCAGCTCTACGCAATCCTGCACTTCGGGGCAGCGGCGGCCAGATCCCATGATGAAGCAATCTTCCATTTCCCAATGGCCAAAGCGCATGTCGTTGCCGGGGTGATCGCCATTGCCAGCAAGCACGGCCTTGATGCCGCCGAGGATCACGCAGCGCTGCAAACGCACTATTGCCCCGTCAACTCCGCTGATCACTTCGTCCTGTTTTGCGGCGGGGTAGTCGCGGAAGTCGAACACGCGGTCGCTGATGATGGTCACACGCCCTGGGCCGCGTGCTGTGGCTCCGTCTTCCTTGGGTGATGTGGGGCCCTTGCAGATGCCGCCCCGGATCTCGGTAGGCAGTGCGGTGGATAACATGCGGCCTCCTACACGGCGTAGCTGACTGCGATGGCCTGTACGTCTTGAGCCGTTTTGGCTGCTTCCACTGCTGCCAGCAAGGCATCACGGCGGGCTGCCAGGGAATTGCGCACATACTCCAGCCCTTCTGGATCTGAAACGGCCAGCAATCCGGCCTCTACCGCCACAGTGGAGGGCGTGGGGTCAGACAGGGCCACGGCCCCGGCCAGCGCTGACTCATGCGCGGCAATGATGATTGCATTTTTTGCGGCTTTGACCTCTGCCAGCGGTTGCTCCGGGCGTTTGGTCAAGGCGTTTGCTGGCAGGGGGCCAGGGTGCTGCATGTGCCGCGCCGGGCTAAGGTACGTATCTTCCGGCAGCCAGTAGTCTGTGCCGGGCTGTACGTCCTCGGCGGCAAAGTGTGGTTCCGCGCGCTGGCGGTGATCCTCAACTAGCACCCAGCCTTTGTTGTCCACATACTGCGGCCACTGGTTTTTCCAGGGACGGGGTGGCAGAGCATCGGGCGTGGAGTTGTACGGCGGGCAGCCGTAGTCTTCATCAGAGTTGATATAATACTGGTCAGGGCGCGTATATCTATGGGCAATTGCCATTGGTTACTCCTTGAAATTTTTTGTCAGCTCCCGGCGTGGGAGGTGTGCAGGGCGATGTCAGCCGGCAGATTACCGGAGGATTTAAGGTTGCGGGGACATCCGGTGGTATCGATGGCTCGGCAGGCGTTTTTTACACGCAGGGCAGCACCAATTACGTTGAGACAGTTGCTGGTGTCGGCGGTAAAGCTCTCTTTGACACTTCCCGCGTCGTCCCTGTTGGTCCCGCCAATGCCCCTCGTCGATGGGGCGCTCTCGCATGCTGCTACCTGGGCCCTCCAGCGTCATGATGCGGGCTTGCCCAGGTACGCGCAGGCCAACGCACCCCATCGACGAGGGGCAAAAGCCGGTCCTGTGGGCATAACGCGGGAAGTGTCATACATCCGGTAGTACCCTGGCCCCGTCGAACCGGCCTGTACCGTCGCCCAATACGACCCAGTGTACACCATCCCTGTGACATCCGTGCCACTGTTGCCGATTGTGACGCCGAGCTTGCCACTAAGCAGCCGCGCATGATCGCCCTGCGCATCTCCCACGCCGAGAGACGCACCTGCCATGAAGCGTGTCATCTCCGTCAAGTCAGGCATCAACAGCGTGTCTGCAGCTTTGTTCCAGAAAAATTTCGCCACGCCGCCAATATTTTGCCAGCTAACTTTAGAGCCGTCAGCGAGTGTCGCCCATGCTGCATTGTGAGCCGCCTCATACTCCGCAAGGGAGGCAAAGCAACGCCCTGCCCCGTGGGCTGTGGAGAGATAGGCGGCCATCTGCGGATATGTTGCCGCAAAATTTGCGACTATGTTGGCATTGGCGGGTTGGAAGCCGGGGCGGACAAGTCCGTCCTCCCACCACGTATACTGGCCGATGGGGAATGGAGACATGCCGCCAATGATCTGCCAGGCGCTGCCGGAATAAATCAGGGTATAGACCTGCCCCTGGGCGAGCTGCCCCACTTCCGGAGCCACGCCGCAGTATGTGATGGGTTTGGCCCCGGTGCCGTTGACATTCAAGGTGGGATTGGCGGCGGTATTGACGTTGGAAAAGACGACTTGAACCATGGCGCCGGGAACAAGCGCGAAGTGGTCAAGACTTGCTGCCTTGGCCGCGGTGGCCCCTGCTGTGCCGCAAATGGCGTAGCGCCCGCTGACCTTGAGCAGATCCTCATCCATGTGGCAGGTCACGTCATCAGGGCGCATGGTTCCGGCAACTTCAGGCGTGGCCACATCGGGAATGGGCAGCGCGCCGGATGTTTTGCGTGGTCGCAGATCCGTGACCGAGCCGTCAGCCTCGATGCGGGCCACCAGGGCGCGGTAGTGCATGAGGCCTGTTTCGTCAGCGGCGCTGTCCGCCAGGGGGGCTGCGGGCGGCGTAAGCATGGGCGAGGCCTCGGCAATGCGATCACTGCCGGTGGGTTTGAGGCAGACGTCGAGCCAGACGTTCTGCGGCAAGTTGGCGCTTTCCGGCGCTGCTAGTGGTAGGCTCTCGGCCAGTGCCGCGCGGATGCCGCCCACATAGCCAAGGCCCGGCGCAAAGGCGTAGGCCTCTGGCGTTTTTTGCAGCAGCCAGCCCTGGTCGTCAAAAAAGGCCTGGCCGTAGACGTCGAAGTTGGAGAGCCGCTCCCGCTCGTCAATGCCGTTGAGGCGCACGGTAAAATCCAGCTGCCACACGTCGGCACTGATGGTCAGGCCCGTGAGTTCGCGCGCGCCCGTGAAGGTGAGCAGAAAGTTGCGCGTCAGGTTATTGCCTGTCTTGCCGTTGGCCTCGTCGTACTTGCGTTTTTCCAGTGCCGGGAACGTGGCCACGGCCACCAGGGTGTTGTGCTCGCTGCACCACAAGCCTTGCCAGTTGAAAGTGAAGTCGCCCATGTCGCTGCCCAGCATGGCGCTGTAGACCACCTGGTTGGGGTTGACGTAGGCGCGGTATTCCGGAGGGATGGGGTAGCGCAATACCACCTGCGCATCCGGCACGGTGACGCCGGGCGCAATGCCCTGGGTATGGTCCTGCCCGGGCACGTTGGCCAGAATCATGGTGTCGATAATCAGGGCCTTGCCCTCGGCCTGAAGCCGGGCAATGAGGCTTTCGCCTGCTGCGGTAAGTATAGTGCTCATGCGTGGGCCTCCAGTGTGGCGGCATGGTGGTCAAAAACAGAAAGGCGCGCGCCAGCATCGGCAATAGCCCGGGTGCTCATGGCGGCTTCTACGGTTTCCTGATGCCAGGAAAAGCGGCCCACGTGGGCCAGGGCCGTAACGGGAATGCGGCTGTCGAAATAATAGCGGCGGCAGGTGCGGCCGTAATCCTCAATAATGATTTCCAGCACGTTCTGCTGGTCGGGAAACTGCGAATCGTCGGCAATGATGCCCACACGATCCCAGTCCTGCCCGGGTACGCGCTCGGCCAGGGAGAGGCCCCCAAGCTCCAGGCGCTCAAAAATGCGGCCCCAGCCTGCCGTTTGCCCGGAATCGCGCGCATTGGCGTAGGCATGGGTGACGCGCAGGCGGTAAAGGCGTTCAGGCTCGTTGCTGTACCGGGCTACGCCACGCTGCCACGCCAGCAGATCCAGCACAGGCAGGCTGCAGGTCATGGGGTTGAACTGCCGCGCTGGCCAGATGGCCGCATCGCCCAGGCGCTGGAACCAGAGCTGCGCAGCCTTGCACAGGGCCTGTGCGTTGGGCCCGTTCATCCAGAAACTTACTTCCGGCAGCTCCAGTTTGCTGTTGTCGCTCATTGCCCGGCCCCCAGAATGACCTCAAGGCTTGCCAACACAGGCAGGGCCCGGGCGGGGACAATGTCTACCCATACAAATTCGTTTTCTGTGGTTTCGCCGGCCGCAGCCGGGCGGGTAAATTCCACGCTGCGCAGATCCGGCAACTGGGCATGCAGCTCCTGCGAGAGGGTGGAGAAGGAAAAGCGCGTGAGCGGCAGCACCCTTGTGAGGGGGAAGTCGGTATTTTCCCTGAAGGCGCAGCGTACCCGGTTTTCCACACCCAGACGCAGGGCTTCAGCCCTGGCCGCATCCATGCCCACAGGCGGGTAGACGGTGACGCGCAGTTCCACAGGCGTGGTGGTGATGGCCATGCAGCGCAGATCATCGCCGTGCCCGTGGTTGCCGCTGGTCTGGATAAAATCATTGATGGCCTCCACCAGTTCCTGCGGCGGCACGCCCGATTCGGTCATGATGTGGGCATTGGCAGTGCCCGGGCCGCGTGGGGCGTCCTTCTCAAAAAATATGTAGTCCACGCGGATGCCGGCAAAGGCGGCTATCATGGCTCGGTAGGCGGCATCGTGGTGGTACTGCCCCACTGCCGCAAACTGGTTGCGGCTGCGCAGGCGCAAGGCTTCGTCCGATTCTTCGTCTGCGCCTTCGGTGGTGAGCCAGTCGTCCGCATTGGTGACGGAAGCAACGCCCGGCACGGGCTTGGGCAGGATGGAATAGTAACCAGGGCCAAGATTGTAGGCAGCGCCCACGGCTTCAGCCTGCACAGCCACCAGGGCAGCATCCTGCCTGTCAGGAATGACGGCGGCAGCAAGGGTTGTGAGGCGGTAGGTGGTGCCGTTGATGGCCGGGCTTTCCACAACCGTGCCGGCAGGTATGGCCACTGCGCCAGCGGTGCCGGGGTTGCGGCTGAAGGTCAGGTTGCCCAGGGCGGATACCGCGCCCTTGCGGGTGACGTCCACGCCCCAGGCGTAGACATCTAGCCAGGCGCCCGAGGCGTACTTTAAAAAGACGTTGGGCAGGGCATGCTTGACCAGCAGAGTGAGCAGCCACTGGCAGGGCTTGGTTGCGATGGCCGACACAAGCCGCCAGAAGGGCGAAAACTCCGAGCTGTTGGAGAAGGGCGAACCGGCCTCCGCATTGCACTGCGCCCAGGCTGCGGTCATTTCGGCTTCGGTTGTGGGCATGCCCGCGTCCGCGGCCATTTGCGTGAACAGCGCGTCTGCTGTGCTGTCTGTGTCAGCCATTGCTTTGCTCCGCCGCGTAGGTCAGTTGCAGGGTCAGGGCGCCGTAGTCCACAGTCTTGGCTGTAAGCCAGAGTTCGCCCGCGGTGGATTCAGAAATTTTGGCCGTGCCAGGCACAATGCGCGTGTCGTCGTCCACAGCTATGGTGATAAGTACCATGTAGTAACGGCGTTTGCGGGCGTCGCGTTCGGCAATCATGGCCGTGAGGTAGCCGCGCTCGCGGATCATGTGGGCTATGTCCTGGGCAATACTTGCACGGTCGGCCAGTTTCAGGGGCTGGCGGCCCACGTCCAGGGCGATGTCGTCGTCCACAATGCGCAGATCCCAGTAGTTGCCGGGGTCTGTCAGTTGCAGGGGGAAACCAAGGGTACCGCTCATAAATCACGCCCCATAGCACATTTCTTCCATCTCTTCGAGAGAGGGCACTCGTTCCGCCTGAATGTTGATAGCCCCAACAGTAACGGTTCTACCGTTGTTGGTGGTGGCGTTGCTGATTTGCCCGGCCACCCCCCCCGGCAGGATTTGGGACTGACGGGGCGCTGCAAGGGCAGCCACGCCAGAGGCTTCAATTTTTGGCCCTTCGCCGCTGATGATGCCCAGTTTTTCGCCTATCCAGCCAATGCCGTCGCCCAGGGAACGCAGCGGGGCCATGAGGGTATCCAGCAGACCCATGAGGGTTTGTATCCATGTGCCATCGGTAAAGGCGGTGGTGAGGTCTTTCCACCACTGGCGCAGATCCTGAAACATGGTGATAAGGCCTTGCCCCCAACTGGTGTTGGAAAACCACGCAACGAGGTCAGACCAGTAGTAGATCAAGGCCACAACCGCGCCCACCAGTGCCATGATGCCAAGCACCACCCAGGTGATGGGGTTGACCAGCAGGGCCGCCGCAAACTTGAGGCTGCCAAGGGTGAGCATTTTCAGCATTGATACAAGCGGAGAACCCGCCACCTTGAGGCCTAAAAAACCCAGTTTTGCGACGGAGAGAAAAGCCCCCACAAGGCCAAGCACTGCGCCAAAGAGCGTGAGCCCCGCCGCCAGAAGTCCGATTTTGGTGGTCAGCCCTGGCGCGATTTCAATGCACTTGTGGATGTAGGCCAGAAACTTCACCAGCGCGCCCACCACCTTGTTGATGGTGGGCAGGATACGCTGGCCGAAGCTGATGCGCACGACATCCCAGGCGCTGGACAGGCGGCCCCAGACGCTGGTCATGGATAAGGCCATTTCTTTGGCCTTATCCATGTTGTTGACGCGGCCAAGGTCGGCAATATTTTTTTTCAATTCGCCGGTCTGGGTAAGCAACAGCTTGATCAGGCTCACGGCCTCGTCCGATCCAAAGGCCTTTTTCAGTTGGTCCGATTCCTTAACGCTCAAGGTATCGCCAAACTTGCCCCGGATTTTCTCCAGGATCTTGTCCATGCCCAGCATGTTGCCGCTTTTGTCGGTAAACTTAAGCCCAAGCTCTTTTTGGGCATTGCCCACGCCAGCAAGAAAGGCCTTGTACTTGGTGCCGGCTTCAGAGCCGCCCATAGTGGATTGCAGCATGCCCAGCACGGCCAATTGCTCCTGTGCGGCAATGCCGGCGGCCTGGGCGTTGGCCCCCAAGGCGGTGAAGGCCGAGCTCATTTCCGCGCCTGTGGTTTTGAACATCTGCACGGCCAGGGCCGTGCGCCCGGCCATTTGCTCCACCCACTGAGCCTTGCCCATTTTTTCCGCCTGCGCCTTGAAGATGCCATACATGGTGCCCATGTACGCCGTGATGGTGCCTGTATCCGCCTTGGTGGCCTTGGCCAGCGTGGCCGATGCCACGGTAAAGGACGCAAGCTCCGTATCCTGCAGCCCGGCGATGGCGCTTTTGATGTCATAGGCGGACCGAACCACCTCGTCCGCACTGCCGCCGTACTGTATGACAAACAGCTTGGCAGATTTTTGCAGGGCGTCCAGAGCGTCCTGCCCTGTGCCCAGGCTGCGTACCTCACCCACGGCCTTGTTGAAGGCCCTGGCCGGGCCGATCATGCCGGTGAGCGCGCCGGCGCTTAACGCGCCGCCGAGCGCGGAGGAAAGCCCGCCGAAACTTTTTTTGGCATTGCCGCAGGTTTTATCCACAGCGCGCTGTATGCCCAGCAGCTTGCCGCTGGCTTCGTCGGACACGCCGATATAAAAGAGGAGCTTTTGCAGCACAGACACGCTAAAACACCTTGGCTATGCCATTGGCCACGGCTATGGCCATTTTTTCCCAGTAATCTTTTTCCAGCCACAGGGCTTCGCCCATGCTTTCCTCGCTGGGTTCCCGCTGCGGGAACCACCGACGCGACAAGGCCAGCAGCTGGCCTACGCCGTCGTCTTCCAGCGCGGCAGCATGGGCCGTTATTTTCCCACCGTGATGTTCACGTCGGGCATGTATTCTTCAATAAGGGCGGCGGCCACCTGCACGCCCACGCCGGGCAGGTCTACCATTTCGCGCAGGGCTTCCTTGCACTGCGCGTCCACCGTGCGCATGAGGAAATTGCGGGCCGGAGCCACCTTGTTGTTGGGCGTAAGCTCGTTAAGATATTTATTGTAGTCCGCTAGGGTAACGGTAAAGTGCAGTTCAGTCTCATTGACAGTGACGGTAATGCCTTTTTCCATATTCTTTCTCCTACTTTATTTCGTCGGGGTTGATTTTGCGTTGGATGTAGCGCTCTAGGGCGCAGACTGCGGCCTCGTAGATGCGGCCCACCAGCTCCAGCCCGCCCCAGCCCACCAGAAAGAACAGGGTGTAGTGCCATTTTTCCGGCGTTTCGGCCTGGATAAGGGGGCAGACCATGTTGGCTGTTACCACGCCGCCCACTACCTCCAGCAAGGCCTGCGGTATGGAGCGGCCTTTGCGGGCAGAGTGCATGAGCGCGCCGCCCGCGCCGTATAGGCTGGCGGGCAGCAGCACGAACTGCAGGGCACGTTCCAGGTAGTTGAGGGATTCTGTAGGGTCCTGCATTACTGGTCCTTATAAAGTTCCGTCA